AAAATACTCTCCAGGAAACCCGGGGCGGTTCACTGTGTAGATCAACTTTCCTGTTCCGTCGGTGTCTGCACCAACTTCGTACTGAACGCGCATTGCTGCTGTTGGATTGCGTACACCAGGAAGCATAATTTCAGTAATGCGCAGACAATCGGACGGGTACTGGTATGCGTATTCCCAGTCTGGCGGCGGATTGCTCGTATCTGCAAGCGCCACGCGTTTGGTAGCAAAGTTCCAGTCAAAATCAGAAAGCACAGCATCACGGCAGGCCTCAAAGTGCAGCGAACATTCCCCCGCTTCCTTGCTGGCTTCCGTCAGGCTGTTAATACTGCGGCTGTTGCCAATATTGGACAGCGCACGATTGCAGATCTCTACTACAGAGGCCATAAGTTTCTATACTCCTGCAATAAAGGGGCCGAAGCCCCTTGTCTGATTCGCGAGGCTTACACGCCCAGTTCTTTACGCTTATCTGCGATCTTCTCGCGGAGCGTTTCTGCTTTGGCGTTATGGTGTGGCTTCTCGTTAAAGAGCAATTCGTACTCTTCACGGAGCTTATCCAGTTCACCATCATCTGACACATCGTTGATGATTTTGGTGCTGGTTGCTGCCATTGACACCTTTCCCGCTACCTTTGCTTTTGCCTGTCTGGCTGCATCGTTAACAGGTTCCAGTGCGCTACCAGGCTCACCTTCGTATTCGATTTCTGCCCCCTCCGGCCACAGAGTGTTATGGATATGAGAGAGGCGCAGAACGCGGTATCTTGGTTTCTCACCTGACATCAATATCACCTTAACCAGTTACTTTTGAGCGGATCGGATACGGCGTATTGGCATCAACATCAAGATTGATACCCGCAGTGAATTTGCCAGCCGTTAGTGGGCCAGTTGCGACGGAGTAGTTAACACGCAGATATCGCTGAACACCGGCTGGCACCTTTGCAGAAACAACTCGCTTACCTGCTGTCAGGGTGGCCTTTGCCAGTGCGCCACTATCATAAATAGTGGACCATGAGCTGTTATTCTCACTCGTCTGCAACTGGATGTTTACAGTTGCCTCACCACTTGCCGTGGCGGCTTCGTTAACCAGCGCCCAAAACTCAAGCGGGTAACCCACACCGATATCGCGACGGTTTCCGTCAATTGGACCGAGATCGATTACGTCAGTAGAAGCCGCGGTATTCGTAACCGCCTGAGCTTCGGAGAACATCAACAGTTTGTCGGTGATCATCTTCTTTCTCCATTAGTGGGTCTGTTACGACCCACAGGTTAATAACAGGCGTTACACCACGCGGGCTTCTGTTTCCAGAAGTGCGTCAGTTTCGCGAATCGGCACACCACGAAGTTCTGTCCACCATTCGCCTTCTGTCTCTTTCACGCTGATCGCCAGAGAACTCTTCTCCAGAGATTGCAGGTCAAGCACTTCGTTAATGGTTCTGTTCATGTAGAAAATAGGACGTCCCATCCCACGATTTGGGATTCGATGAAGGGCACGAATCATCAGTTTTGCGATATTCACAGCAGTAGAAGGAGCGTCAAGATTGCTGACATCGATGTTTGCAATGCGAACAACATAGCGCCAGTCACGCAATGTCAGCCCGTTGTCCCACTTATAATGGGTACGATAACCTTCGTACTTGCCGCCATTAGCATCTTCCAGTGTCACCTGGCCTTTATCTTCCATCTGGATGCCAGCCTTCTGCCCTTTCGGGAAGATGCCATGCACGGTGTTTTCGCCCCACACCACTAACCAGATTGAAGTGTTATCTGTACCCGTGCCACCAGCATCAATGATGTTCTGAGCATTACCCGCAGACAGGCTGGAATAGCGGGAGGACAGTCCCATAAACTGCTGAGGGTTAACGCTGGAATCACCGTAAAACAGCATCTGCGCCATCGCCTGATTCATCGCTTCAATAAATGCTCGGTCTTCAGACAGGCGGAATTCGGCAGTATTACCGTTCAGATCAGCCAGAGACTTATCGACTTCAGCATAGGTTTCCAGCATGCCAATGGAATCAGTGACCTGCACCGTTGTTGATTTGCTCGGTTGTACGCCATAGTTCAGCAAACGCCAAGTAGCGGAAGGCAAACCAGAACGAATGGTGGTTCGGTGTCCGGTAGGAAGGTTTCCTTCAACAAAAGGCATATCCTGAAGGATTGGGTTGGTTTGACTGAGAAGCTCGATAATCTTATCGACTTTCCCGTTTGGATCGACGCGCTTACCCCAGTCAGCCAGCGTTAGCGCAGTTAAGCCTTTAACAGCCATTGTCATTTCCTCTCTTATTTGCCATAGAGCACTTCGGCCGCACTACGCTGGCCTTCATTACCACCGGTGACCATGCCATCTTCAGACATCGCCTTTCCGATTTTCACGAACGTTTTGACCAGATCAGGGTGATTACCCAGCCCGGTGGTGTTCAGATATTCTTTGAGTTCAGGTGTCCCGAACTGGTCAAGCGCACGCTGTGCGGCGCTAAGGTTAGAAATCAACTTGTCGCCACCGATTTCTTTGTCAGCTTTTACATCCGCAGCCCACTGCTCGGTTGTTTTCTGCCAGGCTTCTGCCTGGCGCTGCTGAACACCTGCCAGAATCTTCGGATAAGCATCAACCAGCTTTTGCGCTTGCTCGTTGGTCAGGTTAAGTTCTCGCGCCACCGGCTCGAATTCCTTCAACGCTTCTGTATCCAGCTCTACGCCTTCGGCAGCCTGAAACTCGTACTTCTCAGGCGCACCCTCTGGTTTATCGCCGTCCTTTTTTTCATCCTGCTTATCGTTTTCAGGCTTTTTGTCATCAGCAACAGGTTGTGGCTTATCACCTTCCTGTTGTGATGGATCACCAACTGGAGCAGGGTTATCACCTGCAGGAGCTGACGGTTCTGACGCAGCCGGAGCTGCTCCACCATCGACTGGTTGCTCATTGCAAAGACGGCTATACAGCAAACGCTCAAATAAATTCATGATCACTCCTGTTCACTGGCCTCTTTGGCCATCTTCAAATACTGTTCAGGGCAATGCGCCATAACGCGCTGAAACAGTTCCAGCGCCAGATTGCGTTGCCCCTCATTAAATGCCATTGCCATAGCGTCCATCGGTGAGATAGCGGAAAACACACGGCCTTTCTCCAGCACCGACCAGACAACGCGACGCCCTTGTTCACTGCTCATGACAAAGCGAATGTCATCAATTTCACGCTGCGCCATGTCACGTTGCTTACGGGCGTTTTCTTCTTTCAGTTGATCGTCTTCGTAATCTGTCATTGTGATTGCCCACCCTGACCACTAACTGCATTCGCCATAGCTGTCAAAACACTCGGATCCGAAGTTTTAGCTTCGCTTAGCGTCTTGGCACCCTGTGCCGCCGCCATCCCCACCGCCATCATTTGTTGTTGCTGTTGCTGCTGTGCCCGTTGCTGGCGAGCCTGCTCAACCTGTTCCTGCGGAACAATGACGGTTGGAGACACTCCGGACATATCAGCGAATGCATCGATCGCCTGATCAACGTTGAGTTTGTCGAGAGCTTCTGGTTTCGCTTGCGCAAGTTGACCAATGAAGTTAACCGTGGACGCCAGACTGGACAGGCCGATAGACTTCTGCGCCTGAGCCATGACGGAAATGTATTCGACCTTCAGGGGAATGCCTTCCATCGCGTCAGGCGGTGGCGGCAGCATGTTTTTACGCACCATCATCGAGAAAGCGCGGTCAATGAGAGGATTAAGACATTCGTCGTTCAGACGCTCCAGAACCGGCCCCAACATCAGAAGCTTTTCTTCTTTCATTTCGATCACCGCTTCAACAGGCATTGAGCGGGTATTGATGTTCTGCAACATCATGAACAGATCGACGAAGTAGGCGCTGTTAATGATTTGACGAGTGTCCTGAATGTCTGCCACCAAATCTGCTGTACTGGGGTTAACCAGATAAGCAGGCCTGAAGCCATCCTGACCAGTAATCTGATCGATATACGTGATGTCGCCAGGAAGAAGGGAGGCACGCTGATTCTTGAGGGAAGTCGGAGCAACCATCGGCGGATTGGTGGCTTTATCAATCAACTGCGACTTGCGCTTCTGGAGAAGCTGCAATGCCTTAACAGGTCCAAGCGCCAGCATACCCGGGCATGATGATCCATAAACATCTTCGCCATTAACTTCCCAGCGCGGAGCCATAATTGGAAACTCATCGAATCCGGACTCACGCAACAACTTGTCGTTATCGCCACCAACCTCGTAATAAACCGATTTGAATGGCTTGTTCTTGCTATCCAGCTTCGATGTATCGCGGTCAATGTTCGGGTAAACCGAATGCATCACTTCGATCCACTTCTCGTAGGTGCCGCTTTCCCACATGCTTTTTACGGATTCGCTGACGTTATTTAGCCCGAACTCCTGAACAAGCTGACGAACAGTCATAGAGAACTTGCGAAAACAGGTGTCAACACTGCCACGAGGTGAGTTAGCCAGGTAGTAACTACCTATCGGGAATGGCATTGTGCGAATTATGTCCTCGTCATCCTCCAGCACCGCCATTGCACCAGTGCTGTATGTGCCGAGGCTTCCGTATAACTGCGGAAGAGACTGGTAGAGATTCGACTTATTGAACATATCGTTCATGCGGTTCTGAACTGCCTCAAGCCACAACTTAACAGGGCCATAATCCATCATTTCAGGATCTGGCGTAGCCAGGCGAAACCACGGACGCGCGGGGCTTGTGATGCCTGACATCATGCCGCTGGCGAGAGTGCGCGCCGCCATAGTCCCGGTCGAATCAATAATGCGTGTATTGCGCCGATCGTTACGGTTGGCCTCAGAAGTCAGAAAGCGGGAACCACGCGGGTTGATGTAATCACTCAACTCGCGCCAGTGCGGCTCGAACGACTGACGCTCGCTTTCAAGTTGTGCGAACTGTTTGTTCAATCGCTCTTTAGTTGTTTCCGCCATTTCAATGACTCCGGTTACTGACCAAGCAGCGTTTTACCGCTGGTATTAGCGGTTGATGTGTCGCCCTGAGAACCGGTAAGCAGCGTAGAACTACGACCAGCAGCAGCGCGACGGCGACGTGTTTCTTCGTCGCGGGCATCAACAACGGCGGCATCCTGCTCCTGTGGTGCTGCCTGAACTTCTGGTGTTGCAGGCACTGATGGTGAGCTACCCATGCACATATCAATGACTCCGTACGCAATTAAATTATTACCAATTTAACCACATATGATTTATTTATCGTAGACAGTTGACATTTAACGCACGAACTATTACCCTTCAGGTAAGCAAAGAGTTCATTCCGGTTATTAACCTGACTGGCTTGTCGTTAAATTGAACAGGTGGGGTGAGCTTTTATTTTGAGCAGTACGGTGTATGGCACATGCGCCGATAGCTGTCTGGATACGTTTAAGGGGCACCCTCCCTTGCTCGGGCAAACGAACCAGGTAGCCGGAATGTGCAAGTCGAGCGGTTTTATTCCGCGCACGGGGATTCACCATCCCGGCGATTCGGTGTGACACCTCGGAAGAGACGAGGGTACAACGATGAGAGCATTTATGGAGCCGCGACAAAGTGTGGCGCCTTAACAGGCTAAGTGCTCTCAGCGTTGTGGCATTAGCTCAGTCGGACAGAGCAACCGCCTTCTAAGCGGTTGGTCGCAGGTTCGAATCCTGCATGCCACGCCAGAATCACGCCTAAGGACCGTGATGCCAGAAGTTCCAGGTGCTTGGCGGTGATAGTTTCCCTTGAAGGACTATCACCGCCCTTTTTACAGCAGGACGCCATTGCGATGACTTCATGCTGTAAACCCGTACAGCCACGGAAGGCATAACTCATTGCTTCCAGTTCGCCCGGTTCGCCGGGCATTTTTTAAGGTGAGATCATGAAGACAATTGATATGTTGGCTAAGTATCTAAATGAATGGCCATTAAAATATTCTCGTATCGTTCAGGCTGAAGACTGCATTTTTTATGGCGTTTTTGCTGGTAATGAAATGCATTACGAAGTAATTCAGAGTGAGGGACTGGCCGGGTTAACTCTTAGCGAAGACCATGGTACTAGCGTTACGTTCCATGACTGGATAACAGCACAACGTTCTGAAATGGAAAAAGGCGATGTTTTTGATATTTCTCGCGCTGTTTACGCTAAAGCAAAAAGTGATAATGATTACATGAGCGAACACTTATACAACATGAAGTTACAATGCCTGCATGCGGCGCTTATTCAGAATGGGCACTTCGATAAAACAAGTGCCATCAATATTGCGGAAGCCATCAACGCTGGATTTAATGCCATTAAGTAACACCGTGACATGTCACAAACAGCCAGCCGATGAGCTGGCTTTGTTTTATCCTCATCAGAGGATATCAACGACATTATCCCCACCAGCGGATTAAGCATATGGATCGTAATCTGTGATGGCCTTGCCTTGCTGGTTCTGCTGCCCGGGAATTCGCAGACGCTTCGACACAGGGAACGCAAACGTCAGCAGTAGCGCATCGCCTTTACCAGGAGAACGCCCAAGCCGCTCCTTGATATCTTCCTTCGGTTCGATAACGATTTTACCGTCCACTCGAACTTTGTACTCTGCCGCAGACAGGTCGTCCGCTGTTTCCTGGTCATCCAGCATGCCGCCCAGCCTCAGCCATGTCTTGCATGAGTTGAACATCTCCCCACGCTTGTTGAGCATCTGCGGGTCAGTAGACGCGCCACCGAACGGAACAAGTTGCCATGTACGACCCCAGCCATCACCGATTGACTTCAGACCAGTTCCGTAACCGAAGTCGATGAACACTGCGTCAGCCTGGTACTGGTCTTCAAAGTCAGCGATACGCTTCGCCATAATCAGATCGTCAGTGGTCTTGTTGCCAGTCCACAGCACCTTACTGTGCAGCCCCTGCCGCAGGTATATCACAGCGTCATCAACGCCGGAGTATGCCGGGTCAACGCCGATTATCACCGGAGCATGTGCAACCTGCGCAGCGGTTACCACCCGTTTCATTGCCTCGTCAGTAAGGCCGGTAGGGATAAACTGCAATTCAGATGCATCCGGGAATATGCCGCGCACACGGATTTTAACGAAGTCGCTGTCTTCCCCGTAGTCATCAACCCATTTCTGCAACTGCTGTTTGTTAGTGCCTTCCACCGTCCGGCTGTCAATCTGCGCAGTTTTCCAGCGGTGTTTATATTTGCGGAAACATTCGCGAAAACGCCCGGTGTTACGTGTAGGGTTTCCGAACGCCACCCAGATAATCTCAGTGTCTTCGTCCGTAAGCGCACCCTCAGCAACTTCCCACACCAGATCCGCAATGTTCGACGCTTCATCGAATACCACGATGATGCGTTTGCGCTCGTTGTGTAGTCCGGCGAATGCCTCAGTGTTGTGCTCAGACCAGGGTATTGCGTCAGCCCGCCACCGCTTGTCGTGCCCAGGGTCATTGCTGTACATCGCGGTAGCGGTACAGGTAAACCAGTCTTTCGTGATAGCAAGGTTCGACCACTTGATAATTTCCGGCCAGGTCTTCGTTCGTAGCTGGTTGTCGGTGTTGGCGGTCACCACGACCTTACAATCCTCGCAAGTGGACATGCCCCAGTTGATCAGCATTGAGATGAATGCGGATTTACCAATACCGTGACCAGAAGCGCGTGCCAACATAAGCGGCTGATAGCGCGTCTCTGGATTCTGCAGGTGATCACGTATCTCTCGGAACGCATCAGCCTGCCACTGACGTGGGCCGGTAGCATGTGCCAGTTCAGTCCCCTCTTCCCCCCACGGGAACGCATAGAGGGCATAGCCAAGCGGATCGTGAGTGAACCCTGCAATATCCTCGATTAACTGCTCTTCAGGAGATAACGCTGTATCTGTCACTGATTACCATCCTGACGTTCTTTGAGTCGCTTCCTGGCTGCTGCTATGCGATCAGCAATTGTCACATTCACATTAACATCCAGGCGTTCTTTGAATGCGTTGACGTCGACGTGCTTACCAATCAGTTCGAGGTTCTTCACCTTGTCAGGCCATTTAATTTTTTTGAGGATTGTCTCTATCGAATCCTCGTTCATGTTCATGATGGTCGATGACAGATCAAAGCCGCTAAGCGTAGTGCGCCAGATTTTCGGCCACTCGCGGATTGGCTTAAGGCTCCCATCGTCGTTGAGGATGTCGATCACGTCCATCTGGTCGATCTCCACCAGGCGCATGAGAACGTAATCAGCACTGACGCGCATTCGTTTGTTGCGCTCCTCCATCAACTCGGCAATCCGTTTCTGAATGCGTTCATCGCGCATCATGACACTGGCTTTAACTGCCGCTGTATTTGGGGAGAATCCTGCGTTAATCGCAGCCTGAGTCTGATTTTCAGGCGTTTTGATGTATGACTGGCAATAAGCCTCCTGCATTGCTGTTAGTGGCTTAAATTGCGTTGATTTGCGTTTATAGGTTTTAGGTTCAGCAGGCATCATAACCACCGTGGTAATAGTTACCGTTGTGGTAATAGTACCATGCAAAATAAAGCCGCCCT